CTGTGGTATTGTAGGTATTCATGCAGGAGTAGATATTAATGGTATAAGTTACTGGATGTCTCAAGACTCGTTTTTTTTATTTGATGGTTCTGTAAAAAAATTACCCTGCACAGTGGAGCAGTTTGTTTTTAATAATATAAATATTACTGCATCTGAAAATGCATTTGCTGGGCATAATGGAGAGTTTAATGAAATAATGTGGTTTTATGCAAGAGCAGGGTCTGATCAGATAAATGCAATAGTCGCTTATAATTATTTAGAACGCACATGGTGGACAGGGACTTTATCACGAACTACATGGATAGATAGAGAGGTCTACGAAAATCCAATAGCAACAGAATATAGTTCAACCGCTGTTGCTAACAATGAAGTTATAAGTGGATTAACAGATGGTGCATCTTCAATATTTTTACACGAGACTGGTAATAATGGTGATGGTCAAGCAATCACAGCTTTTGTAAAGTCTGGTGTCGTACAAATAGGAGAGGGTAATGATTTTGCATTTGTTTCAAAACTTATACCCGACATTGAAGATCAAGAAGGTGTACTAAATGCTAAACTTGAATTTAAAAATTATCCTAATAACAGCACAAGTGTCACTAAGACTGTAACCTTCCAAGATAATACAGATTTTATAAGCCTAAGAGGTAGAGGCAGGGAG